TGCTGGTCTTTAGTTAAAGATTGGTATAAAGAAGAAAAAGGTATTGAATTAAAAGATTGGGATAGACCTACAACACCAGAAGAGTTTATTCTCAATCCCTTGTTTGAAACCTGTGCATGGAGAACTGGTTTTAGAGAACTTAGACCAGATGAAAAGACAATGAATGGAGATGCGTTACTTATGTCTATTGGATCTCCTGGTTTAAATCATGTAGCTATTTTTTTAGATGGGGATGTTTTACATCATTTAACCGATAGACTATCTTGTAGAGAGCCTTATTCTCAATGGTTGTTAAAATGCACAGGAGGTAGGTATCGTTATGTTGCGTAAATTAAAATTATATGGCGAGCTTGCAGAGTTTGTAGGGCATAAAGAGTTTGAAATACAGGTAGACAGCCTTGCAAAGGCAGTTAGTTTTCTTGTTAATAATTTTCCGCAAGTAGAAAAATACATGAATCCTCAATATTATCAGGTAAAAGTTGGTAATTATGCTGTTAACGAAGAAGAAATACATCACCCAATAGGACAAGAAGATATACATATTGTTCCTGTTATAGCTGGTGCTGGTAGAGGTGGTCTTGGAAAAATATTATTAGGTGCTGCATTAATAGGTGCTGCTTTTTTTGTTCCTAATGGTTTAGTTTTTAAAGATGGTATATCAACAGGATTTGGTTTTGCACAGGCAGGTAAATTAGCAAAAGGATTGGTTTATTTAGGTGCTTCTTTAGCTTTGCAAGGTGTGTCTGAAATGTTATTTCCTTTACCAAAACCAAAAGAATTTAAATCAGAACAAGACCCACAATTATCATTTAGTTTTTCTGGTACACAAAATACATCAAGAGCAGGTACTCCTGTTCCAATAGTTTATGGAGAGATAGTAACAGGATCAGTTGTTATTAGTGGTGCTATTGATACTCAGCAGGTACAGGCATGACAAATCCTAAAATTATTAGAGGTTCTGGATCACCTTCTCCTCCTACTCCACCTCAACCAACAAGAACTCCTGATACTTTACATAGTAGGCAGTTTGCAACTTTTCTTGATCTTATTTCTGAAGGAGAGATTGAAGGTTTTGCTACTGCTTCAAAAGAAGGACTTACAAAAGGAACAACTGCATATAATAACGCTGCGTTAAAAGATGTATTTTTAAACGATACTCCTGTTTTAAAAGCAACAGCTACTTCTGCTTCTCCAACTGCAACTGATTTTAATTTTCAAGATGTAACATTTAATCCTCGTTTCGGAACATCAGGTCAAACAAAAGTTGAAGGAATCGAAAGTAGTTCTTCTGTTACAGCAGTAGGAGTAACTGTAACTCAATCTTCTCCAGTTACTAGACAAATTACAAATTCAAATGTTGATGCTGCAAATATCACAATAACTTTTCCTCAGATACAAAAAGCAACAGATAAGGGAGATTTACTTGGATCATCTGTCTCTTTAAAAATTGCTGTTCAATATAATTCTGGTGGTTTTACTGATGTTATTTCAGACACTATTACAGGAAGAACTGCTGATGCGTACCAAAGAGATTACAGAGTAAATTTTACAGGTGCTTTTCCTGTTGATATAAGAGTTACCAGAGTTACTGCTGATAGTTCAGATTCAAGTTTGCAAGACGCATTTCAATGGACAAGTTTTGCTGAGATAATTGATGATGCCAATACTTACGCTAATAGTGCTTATGCTTCTGTTCGATTGGACTCTATGCAGTTTCAATCAATACCCAGTAGAAAATATCGTATCAGAGGAATAAAGGTAAGGATTCCAGGAGCAGGTGCAAATAGCTCTGGTACTCCGAGCGTGGACAGTGCAACAGGCAGGATAGTGTACCCAGACGGATATATTTTCAATGGCGTTATGGGTGCTGCTCAATGGTGCTCGTGCCCAAGCATGGTGTTACTTGACCTTCTCACAGACACTAGATATGGATTTGGTAATCATATAACTGATAGTTCTCTTGATCTTTTTTCTTTCGTTACTGCTAGTAAGTTTGCAAATACTCTCGTTGATGATGGTTTTGGAGGGCAGGAAGCTAGATTCAGTTGCAATGTAAATATTCAATCATCTAGTGAAGCATTTGACCTGATAAATGAGCTTGCTGGTGTTATGAGATGTATGCCGATATGGTCTGCTGGTAGTATTCTTCTTGCACAGGATAGTCCAAAAGATGCAAGCTATTTATTTAATTTAGCTAATGTAACTGAAGAAGGATTTAGTTACTCAGGAAGTGGATTAAAAACAAGAAATACTGTAATTTCTGTTTCTTACTTCAATATGGATAGTAGAGAGATAGATTATGAGGTTTATGAAGATACCGCTTCGATAGCCAAGTTAGGAGTAATTATTAAGCAGGTAAAAGGGTTTGCCTGTACATCGAGGGGTCAGGCCAGAAGATTAGCAAAGGCTATTTTATTTGCAGAACAAAATGAAAGTGAAGTAGTTTCATTTGCAACTTCTGTAGATTCTGGTATTGTTGTTAGACCTGGTGCTGTTATTGAAATAGCTGATCCTGTTCGTTCTGGTCTTAGAAGAGGTGGAAGAGTAAGTTCTGCCACAACAACTCAAATAACTGTAGATGACTCTACTGCAACTGATCTGCCAACAACAAATAATCCAACATTGAGTGTCATATTGCCTGATGGAACAGTTGAAGTAGGTTCAGTATCCAATATTACAGGTGCAATTATTACAGTTAATAGTGTTACAAAAGCTGATGGAACAACTGCTTCTGCTTTTTCTCAGACTCCAAATGCCAATACAGTTTGGCTATTGCAAGATGATACAGTTCAAGCTCAAAAATTTAGAGTAATAACAGTAGAGGAATCTGATGGAATAAATTATGCAATTACAGCTTTATCTTATGTAAATGAAAAATACGCATTTATTGAAGATGGAGCAACCCTACCAACAAGAACAGTATCGGTACTGAATCTTCCCAAAAATCCTCCTTCTGCTTTACAGGCTGAAGAAAAATTAGTTGAAATAAATAATCAGGCGGTATCTAAACTTATCGTCAGTTGGCAACCTATTGTCGGTGTTACGCAGTATCAGGTTAACTATAGATTTAATAATGGTAACTTTGTCTCTACAACAGTTTCTTCTCCTGATTTTGAGATATTCAATACTGATATTGGAACGTATGAGTTTCAAGTGTTTAGTTATAACGCAGCATTACAGACAAGTGCCACTTCTGCTGACCTAACCTTTAATGCTATTGGTAAAACTGCATTACCATCAAATGTTACTGGATTATCAGCCGAGCCAATAAATGAAAAATTAGTAAGATTACGTTGGAACAGATCTACAGATATTGATGTTACTCATGGAGGTAGAGTATATGTCAGACATTCTCCTCTAACCAATGGTAATGGCACATTTACTAATAGTACTGACTTGATTCAAGCTCTTAGTGGTGCTACCACATCTGCGGAAGTTCCATATCTTGAAGGCGAATATATTTTAAAATTCCAAGATGACGGCGGTAGATTTTGTGCAGGAGAGACAAGTGTAATTCTTGAACTGCCAGATAATTTAGCTCCACTTGTTACGCAAACAAGAAGAGAAGATACTGATAGTCCTAAGTTTCAAGGAATAAAAACCAATGTTGCTTTTGATGCAACTACAAACACATTAAATTTAGTTGGTGGCGGTAACTTTGATGACATTACAGATTTCGATGCTGTTGGCTCATTAGATGACTTTGGTGGAATTGTTTCTGAAGGTACTTATGATTTTGGAGGAACTGCTGGTGGGGATACTTTAGATTTAGGTGGTGTATTTAGTCTTGATCTTAAACGTCACTTCCTGACAGAAGGTTTCTATCCATCAGATTTATTCGACTCAAGAGGTTTGATTGATGACATTACTGATTTCGATGGACTTACAGCAACAGAGGTCAATGCTGAAATGTTAGTAAGGGTTACTCAGGATGATCCATCTGGATCTCCTACCTACACTGACTTCCAGACTTTTGCCAATGGAACTTATAAAGGTAGAGGATTTCAATTCAGAGCAAAACTTACAAGTAGAGACACTGCACAGGATATAAAAGTTTCTCAGCTAGGTTATACAGCATCTTTACAGAGAAGAACAGAACAAGGTAATGTTATTGCAAGCGGAGCAGGAGCTAAAGCTATTACCTTTACTCATCCGTTTTTTGTTGGTACTTCCTCTTTGCTTGGAGCAAATACTAATCTACCTTCTGTTGGTATCAATGCTCAGAATATGGCATCAGGAGATTACTTTGAAGTAAGTAGTGTATCTGGAACGGGTTTTACTGTTCACTTTAAAAACTCATCAAATGCTTCGATTGATAGAAATTTCACCTATCAGGCTGTCGGATTTGGTAAGGGATGATAAGATAAAATAAAATATCACCACAATGGCAAGAGTCAATAGTACAACAAAAGAAACAGGTAATAATTTTAATGTTGGTAATGGAACAGGAGCTTTAGTTCGTGCAGGAATAAATGATATTTTTTCGGCTTTAAGAACAATAAATTCAGCAAGTGGAGATCCTTCTGGGGATGCAAATGTTGTTCAGTATCAACCTCATATAGATACATCAAGTAATTTATTGAAAATTTGTACTTCTGTATCAACCGGAACAGGAACATTTACAACGATTGGAAATATCACACAGGCAAATTTAGGTTTAGCTCCAGTTGCAGGTGCAACATTTACTGGAGATGTTATACATAATTACACGACAGCTTTACAGATACCTGTTGGAACTACTGCACAAAGACCTGGTTCACCATCGACAGGAGACTTTAGATTCAACAGTACGACTACTTCTGCTGAAATATATAACGGATCTGAGTTCACTGCTGTGGGGGGCGGTGCTGGAGCTACGGGAGGAGGTAATGATGAGGTATTTTTTGAATCGGACACTAACGTAACAACAGATTATACGATAACATCAGGAAAAAATGCACACACA